TGGAGGTGTTTCTTCATCAGGTGGTGGAAATACCGTTCAAGAACTACTTTCACGTCCATGTGATGGTGGTACAGTCACCTCGGCAAATGGAACATTAACTTATCAAAACGTAACTGCAGTTCAGAATTTAACCACTTCTTATGTTGATGTAAATGGTTCATCAATTACATATCAACCTCCAGCTGGAACTAATACCGTAATATACAGATTCTGTTGGATGATTGCGGAAACGGATGCTGATCCTATTAGTCACTATAAATTTTTTATTGATGGTACTGAAGTTGTATATGCAAGACATACTCACAGAGCAGATAATTATCAAAACCGTGCTATTTTTGAATGGCCAATTAAAATCGGTGGAAGTGCTGATACTAACACTGGTGCCCGTGCAAATTGGAATTCAGCTCTCGTATTAAAAATGCAAGCAAGAGAATATACTAGTGCTTATGAGACGAAAATTCATACAACAAGTCACTGGGATGGTTCTGGAACTGATATGTTCAGTATGCCAACATTAACACTAACTGCTATCGGTTAAAAATAAACTACTTAAAATGTCTACATTAATTACCAATCTACCATCTTATGATGTATGGGTAAGAAAGGAATACTTGACCGACCATAAGAGTGGTCATGGTGAATTTGTAAAAGGAGTCTGGGTATCAGCTAAGAGTATACCTGGTCGTGCCTTTTATTTTGAAACTTATCTGCCTGAGTATGCTGCAATGTTCGATAAGTTACCTATTTCTGCTTTCCTCTCGTCTCCAGAAATACCTGATCCTGATATGACACTTCATAATCTACAGTTTTGGAACTGTATGGACTATGGAGTTGTTGCTGTTCAGAAGCAGTTTATCGGTTCAATGCACTATGAAGTCTATACAAGAGATTATGGCAATCAGACTGGCACGTACATATGTACTCTTGACAACTATCATTCTGATGTTGATGCGATTGATTACTCAACCAGTGAGCAACCTGCCGAACATAAGTCTCATAACCTCTTAGAATTAGACAACGGACAGTTTTGTCTCTATCCAAATAACCGAATGAGGATCTATGACAACAGTATCACTCCTGAGACACCTAAGATTCCAGACTTTAAAGTATCAACCGTGTACTATCAGGTGGAGAATGGTCATGATCGGGATGGATTAGGATCAGAAGAGAATTATTTTTGGAAAACTGCCAAAGAAAGGTCTGTTGATACTAATATTGGAGCAGGAAATACAGCAAATATGAAAAATAGAGACCAATTAGTGGATGATCTACGCATGGGTGCACCAATAACTGCAGATTTTATAAAAAATACAGATGACGCACCAGAATTAGGATAAATAAATTATTATAGGAGAAAAAAATGGTAATCAAAGTCGATAAAAGTGATGAATTTATTCAATCTGGTAGAAAATTAATCAGTGAATATGAAGGTGATGCCTATTTTGAAGAGAAAGAAGAGGTAAAACCTCAATATTTAAAGGAAAGTGAATAAAAATATCTAAAAAAATGGTATAAATAAATATAAAACTTGGTTCATGGCAAATACAAGGGTGTCGAAAGCGTTTAAAGACATAAGTTTATCGTTTGAACCCCACCCAGTTACTAAAGATTTACCAATTCTCAAGAATGAGAGGTCAATTAACCGTTCTGTGCGTAATATTGTCGAAACAATACCGACTGAAAAGTTTTTTAATCCTGATTTTGGATCAGATGTGTATCGAAGTCTCTTCGACTTTGTTGATTTTGGTACCGCAAACGAAATTCAGGAGCAAATTAAGACTTCAGTCATAAATTTTGAACCAAGAGTTGATAATGTAAGGGTTGAAGTTGACCCACAACCTGATTCAAATCAGTTCGAAGTCTTCATAATCTATGATATTGTCGGTTTAGAGTTCCCAACTCAGGAATATTCATTTATATTAGAGGCAACAAGGTAATATGCCTTTCTCAAACTTTACAAATCTTGATTTCGATCAAATAAAAACGTCAATTAAGGACTACTTACGTGCAAATTCCAATTTTTCGGACTTTGACTTTGATGGTTCTAATTTTTCTGTCTTAATTGACACGTTAGCATATAATACTTATGTTACAGCATTCAACTCAAACATGGCAGTCAACGAATCTTTCTTAGATTCTGCTACTTTGAGACAAAATGTAGTGTCTTTGGCAGGAAACATCGGATACAGACCACGTTCTAGAACGGCAGCAAACGCACAGGTCTCATTTGATGTTAATATCACTGGTGATGTAAGTATGGTCACCTTACAACCAGGTACAGTGTGTATTGGTGACGTAGAGAATGAATCATACACATATGTAATAGTAGAACCTATCACTGCGAACGTTGTAGATAACGTCGCAAAGTTTGAAAATATCAATATATACCAAGGAACCTATCTTGAAAAAACATTTAAGTATGATGGATCACTTGACCAGAGATTTATATTGGATAATTCATTTATTGACACTTCAAAAGTTGTAGTTTATATTAAACCATCTGAATCTACTGGTGATGGAACTGAATATTCATTAGTAAATGATATAGTTGATGTAAATGCAGATTCAAAAATATATTTAATCAATGAAATTCAAGATGAAAGATATGAATTAAAGTTTGGAGACGGATATTTTGGTAAAAAACTTGGAAATAATGCAAATCAAGATGGAGATACTATTACAGTCAAATATATTACAACAGATGGAAAAAGTGGTAATGGTGCAACTAATTTTTCTTTCTCTGGTAGATTAACAAAAATAAATTCATTAAATGGGAATATTGAAGGAGTACAATTTACGACCCCAGAAATAATTACCAACCAAAAAGCACAAAATGGGGGAGATATTGAATCAATCGACTCAATTAAATATTTTTCACCAATTACCTATTCATCACAAAATAGAGCAGTAACATCAAGAGACTATGAAGCAGTAATTAAGAAAATATATCCAAATACAGAGTCCGTTTCAGTAATTGGTGGTGAGGAATTAGATCCACCTGAGTTTGGTACAGTTGTAATTAGTATTAAACCTAAAAATGGTGATTTAATATCAGATTTTTCAAAAAATCAAATATTATCAAAATTAAAACAGTATACGATTTCGGGAATCAATCAAAAAATTGTTGATTTAAAAATTTTATACATTGAACTTGATTCAAATGTATATTACAATGATTCATTCGTATCATCACCCAATGTTTTAAGGACAGGAATCATAAATTCACTAAATCAATATTCGAGATCAATCAATTTGAATCAATTTGGTGGAAGATTGAAATATAGTAAACTATTGAAGGTAATTGATGACACTGATCAGGGGATAACATCAAATATTACAAAAATTCGTATGAGAAGAAATTTACAGGCATCTGTAAATCAATTTACACAGTATGAATTGTGTTTTGGAAATAAATTTTACATAGATCCGAATGGTTTTAACATTAAATCAACTGGTTTTAGTATTTTTGGAAAAACTGGAACATATTACATGTCAGATGTTCCAAATGCAGATTTAAAAACTGGAATTTTGAGAATTATTGAAATTTTAAGTGATGGATCCATTGGAAATATAATTTCTTCTGCAGGATCAATAGATTATGAAAAGGGAGAAGTAAACGTATCAACAATTAATATTACATCAACAGTTAAACCAAATAATGTTGTTGAAGTTCAAGCATTCCCAAGATCAAATGATGTTGTAGGTTTGAAAGATTTATATATCTCATTAAACATCTCAAATAGTTCGATAAATATGGTTAGGGATGTAATCTCGTCTGGTGATGAGGTTTCTGGAGTACAGTTTACCAGAGATTTTTATTCATCAAGTTATCCAAACGGAAATATAATTAGGACATGATACAAACAGGGATTGTAAGTAAAGTCAAAATAGGTGATATACTATCAAATCAACTTCCAGAATTTATTCGGGATGAAAGTCCAAAGACGATTGATTTTTTAAAGCAATATTATATTTCTCAAGAATTTCAAGGTAGTTCAAGTGATTTAATTGATAATTTAGATCAATATTTAAATGTTACTAATTTAACACCAGAAGTTATAGTTGATAGTGCCACTACATCTGGTATTACTACTGTTGGTGCAAAAACAATAGAAGTTAGTAGTACCAAGGGATTTCCAAATCAATATGGTTTGTTAAAGATTGATAATGAGATAATAACTTATACTGGAATTACAACCAATACTTTTACAGGTTGTGAACGTGGTTTTAGTGGTATTACCAGTTATCATTCGGATACAAATAAAGAAGACTTAGTATTCAGTTCCTCATCTGCAGAAGATCATGAAGTATCATCCACAGTTCAAAACTTAAGTTCATTATTTTTAAAAGAATTTTATAAAAAATTTAAGAAAACATTTTTACCAGGATTAGAAGAAACTAATTTTCAATCAAACCTAGATGTTGGAACATTTATAGGTGAAGCAAGATCATTATATCAAACAAAAGGAACAGAGGAATCATTTAGAATACTTTTTAATATTTTATATGGTATAACACCTAATATTTTAAATTTAGAAGAGAGATTAATAAAACCATCATCAGCTGACTATGTTAGACGAAGAGTTTGTGTTGCAGAACTTTTAGAAGGAAATCCTAGAAAACTTCAAGGTCAATCATTACTTAAAGGATTAACAGGACAAACTTTATTCAGAAGTGATCTTAGTATTGACGTAAACGCCTCAATATCTGAAATTGAACCTTTTGAACGAAGAGATTCTGGATTAAGTGGAATTACAACATATTATAAAATTGGGTTATTTGTAGGTTATGATGAAAGTTCGGATATTGCAGGAGATTTTGTTGTTGTACCAAATACAAAAGTAATTGAGAAAGTATCAGTAGGATCTAGTGTAATTACAGTAGATTCAACAATTGGTTTTGGAACTGCAGGAACAATTATATCTGGAATTAATACTATTCAATACACTGATAAAACAGTAAACCAGTTTTTAAATTGTACAGGTGTAGGTGTTACTATTAATCCAATAGAAAATATTAGATCTGACGTAACTTACTTTGGATTTGAAGATGGTAATTTAGACAACAAGGTAGTTCTTAGATTAACTGGAGTTCTATCTGAATTTGAACAAAGTGATATTATTGATATTAATGAGGGTGAATTAATATCAGTTAAGAATATTGGTGATAAAGTAGAAAATAATAAATTATCATTTAAGGAAATTTTCTGCAATTCTTGGATTTATAACACTAGTTCATCATATTTCATTACTAATAAGGAGAGTGGTGAATTTACATTGGGAGGTACTATTGATAGATCAAGTTTGAAAGAGGGGGATAAAGTAGATATTGTAAATAGAGAAAGTAATACTATAGTTGAAAGTTCAGACACAATTTACGTAAATTCTATTACAAATAATAAAGTTACATTAAGTGATAGTAGTATCATACCAGATCTTTTAACAGAAGAGGATAGAAGTAAATATAAGTTAAGAAAAAGACTTAATAAACCAAATAGTTCTAATACACCAATTGAATTTGGAAGTAATGCTCTAATATCTGATGTTCAAAATGTATATACTCAAGATGATATCGCATATGTAGCATCCAATTCATTACCATCATTTACTGCACAACCTGATCAGTCAAATAAATTCTTTAATCAGATAACTGAGCAAACAAAATTTGTTTCAGTAGGATTTGGTACTACAAGTTCAGCATCTTCAGGAATTGCAACTCTTACTGATGTTGTAGATGATGACTCATTCTCAAGCATAAGTTTTGAGATAGAAGTTCCATTTAAAAATGATGATAAAATATTTTATGATTCTCAAGGTGGTTCACTCGTGGGATTGGAGACGGGTTCCTATTTTGTTAAACTTATTGATAATAAGACATTTAAGTTATATGGATCTCCTTCAGCAATCGGTAATGGTAAAAATTTAACATTCAAAAAAAATTCAGATACTAGTATTCATAATTTTATATTATTCTCTCAGAGATCAAATGAAATTGGATCTCAAAAATTATTTAAAAAATTCAATTTAAGTGAGAATATTTCAAATGGTGATGATGATTTGACTCCTGTAGGACAGACAGGGATGTTAATTAATGGAGTTGAAATTACTAATTATAAATCTGCAGATAAAATATTCTTTGGACCTTTATCATCTGTTGATTTATTAAATGGTGGTAATAATTATGATGTTATTAATTTACCCAATATTACAATATCAAATGGAATTGGTACAACTGCTTTAGTTCAACCTGTTGTGGTTGGTAAAATTGAAGATGTTTTAGTAGATCCTCAAAATTTTGATATTGATAAAGTAGTATCAATTGGTATTACGGGTGGTAATGGTACAGGATGTGTATTAGAACCTGTAATAGGAACAAGATTTAGAAAGGTATTTTTTAGCACTGAACCTAAAATAAGTACTGGTAGTGGTATTAATACTATAAGTGAGACAATAACATTTATTGGAGATCATAATTTTGCTGACGGAGAACCGATAATTTATGATTCATATTCCCGTGAACCAATTAAAGTTGTTGGTGTTGGAACTGATAGATTGGTAAGTGGTTCTGTTTACTATCCAAAAGTACAAAATAGTCAAACAATAGAATTATATGAAAACTTCCAAAATTATGAAGCAGGTTCTCCGAAAATAAACTTTAATGTCAATAGTGGTTTAGGGGATCATATATTTAAAGTTGGTTTAAGAAATTCATTACTAGGTGTTAATGTTATAGATGGTGGACAAAATTATACAAATAGAAAACTATTTGTAAAACCAACTGGAATATCTTCTAGTACTAATCTTGTTACTTTTAATAATCATGGATTTAAAGATGGTGAATTAATTGAATATTCTGGTAATATTGTTGGTTTGAATACAGATAATGCATACTATGTTTTAAAAAATGATGATAATTCATTTAATTTAAGTGATGCTGGAATTGGGGGAACAATTACGTCAAATTATAATAGACGTAAAATAACTTCATTAGAATCAACTGGAACAGGTTTACAAACCTTTATGTTTCCAGATATAAAAGTTTTTGTTAATTTTGACACTCTCGGAATTGGAACTACAACAATACCGTTGAAAAAGACAATAGTTGCAACACCAAAAGTAAAGGGATCAATAGAACAAGTATATCTTTATGAAACAGGAACTGGGTATGGATCAACAATAATAAACAATCATAGAAAACCTTTAATAACTTTAAAACAAGGTAAAAATGCAGTTTTAAGTCCAGTAATTCAGAATGGGGAAATAATTGATGTTAACATTCAAAATAAGGGAAGTGAATATTTCTCAACACCTGATGTTATTATTGAAGATCCAACAGGTCTAGGTGTTGGAGCTCAAATAAGACCAATAATTGTAAATCAGAAATTAGAAGATGTTATTATTACCAATTCTGGTATTGGATATTCAACATCAACTAATATAAAAGTTAAATCTACAGGTACTAATGCCTTATTTGATCCAAATATAAGATCTTTAACTATTAATAAAAATAGTGGAGAGAATTTTGAACTTCTAGAAGAATCGGAAAATAAGTTGAAATTTAGTTATGTTGGATATTCTACAAGTCCATTTAAAGATGGTGGTGATTCTGTATCTGAATTAATCGGATGGTCTTATGATGGCAATCCAATTTATGGACCATTTGCTTTTGCAGACCCATCAAACCTTCCAAGTAATAATGTAGGTAAAAAGAGATTGGAATCTGGATATGAATTGATTACATCAAATATTATTGATAGACCTAATTTTGATGATGGATATTTTGTGGAGGATTATACTTTTACAAATAATGGAGATTTGGATAAACATAATGGTAGATTTGAAAAAACATCAGAATTTCCTCAAGGAACATATGTTTATCATGCTACTGTAGATTCAAATAACAAACCTACTTTCCCATACTTTATAGGATCAAATTATAGATCTAAAAAAATAGAACATAACTTCAATAATATTTTACAAACAAAATTTGATTTTAATCAAGGAAGTATTTTAAGAAATACATTTCCATACAAAGTATCAGATGATTTTGCTAATAATGATTTTCTTGTTGAAACCAATGAGATTAATGATCAACAAATGGAAATTACTTCAGTATCCTCTGGATCTATTACAGGATTTAATATTTTAAATGTTGGATCTGATTATAAGGTTGATGAGTTACTAAGATTTGATAGTAATAATACAGGTGGTAGTAATCTATCAGCAGCAATATCGAAAGTAAATGGTAAATCTATATCAAATTTGAATACTACTATTGAGAAAATACAAAATGTTATACTTACATGGTCTGAAAATACTATAACCGCATCTACACCAAATAGTCATAATTTTAAATCTAATGATATTATAAGTATCACAGGATTAACTACCGATTTATCATCTCTGAATGATCAAGTTAAAATTGGAATAAACACCTTATCTTCTATTTCAATTTCAACAATTACTGGATCACCCTCTGCAGGATTGACAACTGAAATATTTGTTTCTAGTGTACCATCTAATATTTCTGTAGGAAGTAGTATTGGAATAGGAACTGAGACTCTTAAAATTTTAAATATCTATCAAGATATAAATGTTTTGACAGTAGAAAGATCTTCTGATCCATCATTTGGAACAGAGCATCCAAAGGGTTCAAATATTAATTACATATCAAACCAATTTACATTTAGTAAGTTAATATCAAAATTCGAATCGCAAGTAAATAAGAAAATATTTTTTAATCCAAATCAAACAGTTGGGGTTGGTACATTTGATGGAACTGAACATACGGTTACATTTGATTTTGCTGGAAAAAATATAATAAGAAATACTCCTATAAGAGAGATTACTTTAGAAAATCATGGATTAAAGACCAATCAAAAATTAATATTATCTAAACCTGCTGGTACTAATATTGCAATATCTACAAATAATGATCCATCAACTACTTTTAATATACCAACTTCATTATATGCTGTTAATAAAAGTAAAGATACAATTGGGATAAAAACTGGGTTGGGTGCTAACTTTAATGAGGTTTATTTTGTAAGTTTAACAAATGGTGATAATGATAAATTTTTGTTAGAAACTGATTTTGATCAAGTAACATGTGATATTGAAAAGATAAACACAGTTGTAAGTGTATCAACTTCCCATAGTTTAGAAACTAATGATCAAATTGATCTAATAGTTAATCCCAATCTATCAGTTGGTATTGGAACATCAACTGCGGTAAGGATATCTAGAGATTCAGAAACTGGTTTTATTTTAGTCAATCCTATTGGATTTAATTCAACAGGAATAAACACTATCACAAATTCAATTAATATTAATAATCATGAACTTGTGACTGGAGACAAAGTTAAATATTCATCAAATTTATTACCAGAAGGACTATCTGATAAAAATTATTTCACATACAAAGTTGATAATGATAATATAAAATTATGTGAAACATTAATTGATGCAACTAAAAATATTCCTAATGTAATAGGTATAGGATCGACAGGTGGATCATCACAGTTAATTTCAAAAATTAATCCAGAAATACATTCAATTAAAAATAATAATTTAACGTTTGATTTATCAGATTCTTCACTATCTGGATATGAATTTAAATTATTCTATGATGAAAAATTCAAAAATGAATTTATATCTGATGGAAAAACCGATAATTTTAATGTAACAGGTGTTGGAACAGTCGGAATAGCAACTACTGCTATTTTAACTATTGGATATGGCACTAGTTTACCAAAATTTTTATATTATAATCTAGAAAAAACTGGATTTATTAGTACAACTGATGTAGATGTTAAAAACAATTCTAAAATTAAATTTATTGATAGTGAATATAATGGATTATATAATATAACAAAAATTGATGACACTTCATTTAGTTTATTTTTAAATAAAAAACCTGAAAAACTATCATACACACCTGCCGAATGTGATGTAATTAGATATGATACATCATCTAAAAATACATCTGGTGGTATTAGTCAAATTAATATTATAAGTGGCGGATCAAATTATAAAGAGTTACCTAATTTTGTGGGTGTGCAAGAGAGTTCAATTGGTAGAGATGCGGTAATTGTACCAAAATCAAAAACAATAGGATTTGTAGAATCGGTAAGAATTATAAATGAAGGATTTGAGTATTCATCAGACAAAACTTTAGAACCAGAAAGTTTAATATCTCCAACTATAGAAATAGTAAATTCCCAAACTCTAGGTATTGTAAGTGTAACAAATGGTGGATCTGATTATATTACTGCTCCAAATATAATAATTGTAAATTCAGATAATGGTCAAGAAATTGATAGTGGATTCTTAGAACCAGTAATGTTAGAAAATAGTGTTCTCTCCGTAAATATAAATGAAATTCCAGTTGGATTACCTGCAAATACAGTTACATTAAGAACTACTAATAATACTAATGGTATTACTATACTGGAAGTAAAATCAAATGCAGGTGCATCTTATACATGTAAATTAGCAACACCTCAAGGACAGTTCTCTTCAAATCCATTTGCTGTTAATGATAGAGTATTTGTTGAAGGTATAGAAAAAATTTCTGGTATAGGATCAGGATTTAATTCAAAAGATTATGGATATAATTTATTAAAAGTAACTGGTTTTGATGGAAATGTTGCTGGTTTTGCGGAGGTAACTATTGATGTGTCAGAATATGGGTCAAACAATACAGGTATTGCAAAAACGATTGTAACTTCATTTGCAAATGTAATAAATGAATTAGATTATCCTAAGTTCTTTATAACTCAAAATCAGTCTAGATTTATATTGGGTGAAGAATTAAATGTGTTTAGAAATAATAATTTACAATCTGGGAAATTTAAGATTGTTAGATCAAATATAGGTAATTTAAAAGTATTTACAAAAGAAACTTTGATTGTTGGTGATCGAGTTCTAGGTAAAATTAGTGGAAGTGAAGCAGATGTATCAAAAGTTTTAAATAACAAAGCAAGATTAAAGACTGATTTTTCAAGTTTAAAAGATGTTGGATGGAATAATAATATAGGTAAACTAAGTGAAGATTTTCAAGTAATATCTGATAATGACTACTATCAGAATATGTCATATTCTATTCAAAGTTCTGTTGAATGGAAAGATCTAAGAACTTCTGTAAATAATATCCTGCATACTAGTGGAATGAAAAACTTTGCAGATACTGGTATTACTTCAACAAGTAATGCGAGTATAGGATCCACAGAAAGTATAGATGTCACAGTAGATTTAGAAGGTGTAAAAAGAGTTGATGAGATTAGAAGTATTGATACAGTTAGAGATGAAGATGTTCTTGCTGATAACACAACAAGAAAAATATCCTTTGATAATATAAGATTATCTAATTTTGTAAGTTGTAATTCAAATGATGTTTTGATCATTGATAATATTAATCAAGAATTTTCTAATTTAGAAGGAAATCCTAATAAATTTATTGATTTATTTGAATTTGGTTCACAGCAAGTATTTAAAAATTTATTAATAAGAGTATCAAGTGCTTCTGGTTCATCAAATCGAATACAATTTTCTGAGTTTATATTATTAAGTAATGGTTCTAATAATATTTTATTAGAGAAATCTAAATTAATAAACTCTGGTATAGGTTTAACTAATTCTAAGGAAAGTAATTTTGCAACATTTAAATTAAATGAAGATAATGTTACTGAGATTGAATCATTTAGATTTGAACCAACTTCAGATCCTAACTCTGATATTGACTATGATTTAAAAATATTCACATCAGAATTCAATACAGACATTGATGGTGTTGGATCATTAGCTGTTGGCCCTATATTCTTGACTTCTAGAATTGCAACATGTGCAGCAAATGGTACAGCACTGATTGCAGCATACAATTTAACTCATGGCACTGGTTCTAATCTGTTTTATGAATCAAATTATTCTTCTATTCATGCTATTGATACGGTAGATAATAGTATGAATTTCATCGAAGCATTTGTTACAAACTCAGGTGATGATACATTTACTGCACAAGCATATGCTGATTCTGGTCCGAATGGTTTATCTCTTAATCAAATTGGTGTTGTGACATCTTACATTACAAACATTGGTTCTGATCCTTACATGTTTGTAACGTTTAATAATAATAGTTCAAATCCAGTAAAAGTAAAATCTAAAAATATTGGTTTTGGTACAGTTTTTATTGCTAATGATACATATAGATTTAAATCACCCAATCAGTTGAACGGTTCTGAAAGGACTTCGATATATTCAGGAATTACATCAGTAAATACAGGTGTTTCTACTTTCGTCAGTATAAATTCGCAATTATTTAATTCAGTAAAATCTGTTGTTGAAGTTAGCATTGGTGCTTCTAAGGCAGTACATGAAATTACAGCACTACATGATGGAACAAATGCTTATATTCAACCATCTGGATCACTATCAGTTACAAAAAACAGTAATACAGAATATGATCCATCATCTGGGTTAGGAACATTTGGTGCTTCCTATTCAGCAACCCATTTTAAAATAGAATTTCACCCAGACGATTCTGTCGGTATTTCTACAGTAGTTACTTTAAATCATTGTTTCTATACCATTCTTGATAAAGAAAATGATCCATTAACCTTAACATATGGACCAATTACAGAAGATAATACTGTTCAAGAATATAATGCAGTTGAAGGTGATAGAGTCAATAAAACAGAATTTGATTTAAAAAATAATAATGTTTCAATATTTTCAAAAAATTTAAATCCATCTCTGGCATCAGATGTGACCTTATCTACTGGTAAATTTAATATACCCAACCATTTCTTTAGAGAGAATGAAGAATTAATTTACACACCTAAATCTACATTTGTTGGTGTGGGTTCAACTCCAATGCAATTTAAAAATGGATCAATAATTGATACTTTACCAACAACAGTTTTTGCAAAAACGGTTACAAAAGAGGCATTCTTCATATCTACCACAAGAGCAGGTACCGCAGTTACATTTACTGGAGTTGGTGAAGGTAATTTCCATGAATTTACCATGGCAAAACGTAATGAAAAAGCATTAATATCAGTTGATGATACTGCACAATACCCTTTAATTAGAACTAATGTATCACATACTTTAGAAAATAATGTTGGTTCTCAAGTAGGTTTAACTACAACGATTATCAATTTGAGTGGTATTAGTACAATATCAGTAAATGACCTATTAAAAATAGATAGTGAATTTGTTAAAGTGACAAATGTTGGATTTGCAACGACTAATGGATCACCAGTTGGAACTTCAGGAACATTTAGTTTAGTTGAAGTTGAAAGATCTTTTGTTGGTACTGTTAATAGTACTCACTCTGATGGTACAACAATTGAAAGATTTAGAGGTAACTATAACATTGTTGGAAGTAAAGTATTCTTTACTGATCCACCACGAGGTAATCCAAATACATCCAAAGATGATAGTAATCTAGACACTCCAAGATCAGATTTTAATGGTAGAGTTTATTTAAGAAATAATTATGGAACAAATGAAATTTATGATGACATTTCTGACCAATTTACAGGCATTACTACTACGTTTACACTTAAAGTAGGTGGAGCAAATACGGTTGGTTTGGGATCGACTGGTGGATCTGGTATTTTGTTTGTAAATGGTGTATTCCAATCTCCATCAACAGTTAATAATCCAAGTAAAAACTTTAAGATAATAGAAAATGGAACTGGTGCATCTGGTGTTTCAAGTGTATTCTTTACAGGAATTACATCATCTGATGGATCACCCTTCATATCTAATAATAATATTAATTTAAATGAGTTACCAAGAGGAGGTGTTCCCGTTTCATTCGGATCTACAGTTACAGGTCTAGGATATGCACCAACTGTAGGTGCAAAAGTAAAGGCACTTACTGATGCTGGTGGAGCAATAACAAGTATTGTTGGGGTTGCATATAGTGGATCTGCATTAGGAATTCAAACTGCCATCTATAATGAAGTGACAGGTATAATGACAGTCAAAACTGTTAATGAACACAAATTTAAAAATTCTAATGAAGAAGTATTACTGGGAGGTTTAGAATTTGATTGTGCCCCATCTTATGCTGGAGTTACAACAACTATCTTCCCTGATGGAACAATAGGAGATAAATTCCCAATAGTATCAATCGCAGCAACAAATGTATTTGGTGTTAAAATAGGTGTAAGCACAATTCCTCATACGTATGTTGGATCTGGTAATGCATATCCTTGGTTTAGTGGTTTAAGATTTGGATCTGGATATAATGGTCTTGGGACTATAGATGTTAATGTAAAAGACTTTGGATATGAACATCGTTTTGTGTCTGCTGATATAAATGGAGTTGATAAAGCTTCTGGTGGTGATATTACTGCAATTGATGCTGAATATGATCCAGTAACAGGTATTTTAATTATTACCTCCCCTAGTCATGGCATGAGTACGAATGATTTAGTTTTAATTAAAACTGGTTCGGTTAGATTTACATGTTCAAGAGATGATTTCAAAACTATTCATGGATATCCAAGATCAACTGATCCAATTGCAGGTATTAATACAGCTATCACTAAAATAAATGATGATATATTTAGTGTAGATGCACATGTTAATGTTGGTACAGGAGCACAGATAAGTGCTGTAGCTGGAGTTGGTGGAACTGCAATATTTACAATTGATGCTGCTGGATCAAATTATAAAGATCCTGAAGTATTTGTATCAGAACCATCATATTCAAATTTGGCAGTAACTGGGGTTTCACGACTTGGAATCGGTGCAACAACAGATACTGGATCTAATTTGAAGGTAAATGTAATTGTTAGTGCAAGTGCAACAACAGGAATTGGATCAACTTTATTCGAAGTTTCAAAATATGAGATAGTTAATTCTGGTTTTGGATTTAAAAAAGGTGATGTTATTGAAGCTGTTGGTTTGGTTACTGCAAAAGGAATGGATTCATTCTCACCAAAATCAACCCTTTCTGTAGATCAAATATATTCAGATTCTTTTGCAATGTGGCAATTTGGTGAATTTGATTATATTGATTCAATAAAACCACTTCAAGATGGAGTTAGAACTAAATTCCCATTAAACCTTAATAATGAACTAATAAGTGTTGAAGCTTCTGCAAACTTAATAAGTTCAGTATCAATTGAAAATATATTCTTAGTAACAGTTAATGGTATAATTCAAGAACCAATCAACGCATATACAATATCAGGTGGAACTGCTATTAACTTTAGTGAACCACCATCTGGTGAATCCACACCTGGTAAAAATGACGCTGATGATATAAGTATCTTATTCTATAAAGGTACTGGAGGAGTGGATTCTGAAGTAGTAGAGGGTCGAACATCTATTATTAAAACTGGTGATGAAGTTAGAATTGAATCATTTATTGATTCTCTTGGAAACAAAATAGAAACTCAAGATAATCGTACAGTAACAGGAATAAGAACATCTACTACGTTAGAGACAAATGTATATCAGAATCAAGGTATTACTGATACAGTGTCAAGACCTTTAACATTGATTAGACAAAAAGTTGATAAAACAATCAATAAAGTTTTCTTCTCTAAGAAGAGATCTGAACTTGAACCAAGAATAATTCCAAATTCAAAAATAATTGACGATGTTATCCAATCTGATTCATTCTTCTTTGTTGACAATGCAGAGTATTTTAATTATGAAGAAGAAACACCTCCTATTTTCACTGCTGATCTTATTTCAGGAGAACTTACAGTTGGTGCAGCAGTGACAGCAACAGTTAGTGCTGCTGGAACAATATCAGGATTTACTATTACAAATGGTGGTTCAGGTTACACATATGCTCCTATGATTCAAGTTGCTGCACCTGTTGGTGGTGGCACAACTGCTAAAGGGTCAACAGTTGCTAATGCTAACGGTACGGTTACTGTTGCTGGAGTTTTCACTGCAGGTTCAGGTTACACAAACACAAATCCACCACAATGTATTATTGAAAAACCACCATTTAAATATGAAAATCTTACAACTACTGGAATTACTATTGCGGAAAGCACTGGTATTGTAACTGGTATTTCAACTACAATGTTCAATACTAATTTAGCTATCACATTTACACTTAAGAGAAGTGGTGCTGATTTTAACCCAATAGGAGTTGGTGATCCAGTTTATATCTTTGATACAAATGTTGGTGCAGGAGTAACATCATTAATTAATGGTGGAGAAAATGATGCAATTGTAGGGACAGGAACTACTTTTGTTGATAACATCTATCAGGTAGCTAGTTTTACCAATAATGGTGATGTTGGTTTTGTTACCTGTTGTATAGACTCAAACACAGTAACATCAGGCATGAGTGCTGTTGGGTTCATAACAGCACCAGTGGGTAAGTACTCTGTTGGGAAAATAAGTGGATTTACTAGATCATCTTCACCTATAGTATTCAATGTAAGAGGACTCACTGTTGACTCAGGATTGTCAACTTTTCCAACACTTAAAAGAACTGGTGGATCAGATACACTTGCCAAAACAGGTGGATTAATTACACCATCTTAAATAATGTTAAATATTATGTATAAATATCTAAAAACCTATTAATATGCCAGCGGTAGTAACAGATCAATTTAGAATAGTAAACGCAGGTAATTTTGTAGATTCTGTTTTAGACTCTAGTAATTCTTATTATGTTTTCTTGGGATTACCAAATCCAGTATCTGCTGGTTTTGGTAGAACGACTTCGGATAATCCAACTTGGCCATCTGATCCTATTGATAATCAGCAATATCTAACTCACTACAGAGATACTTCACTATTCGGTAAAAAAATAAGTTCTTCTAATATTAGAAGAGTAGTAAAAAAACATACTTGGGCTTCTAACACAAGATACGATATCTATCGTCATGACTATAATGAGCAGAATAATCAAGCTCCAAACTCCAAAAGTGGAAGTTTATATAAAACGAACTATTATGTCATAACTTCTGAATTTAAGGTTTATATTTGTTTATCAAATGGAAGTTCTGGTGATCCTACTTCAACTGATGCAAAAGGAGTTGAATCTTTAGATGAACCAACATTTACTGATTTAGAACCAGCAGCTGCTGGAACACAAGATCCATATGTGTGGAAGTACCTATTCACAGTGTCACCAAGTGACGTAGTAAAATTTGACTCAACCGAGTACATTGTTTTACCAAATGATTGGGCAACCTCTACCGATTCACAAATACAGGCAGTAAGGGAAGCAGGAGATTCTGATATAAACAAAAATCAAATAAGAAGAGTTTATATTGAAAAAGGTGGTGTGGGTTATACAAACGGATCTCACTCATGCAATATACTTGGGGATGGGAGTTCAGCACAAGTAAGAGTAACAGTTACTGGTGGAATAATTACTGATACACTTGTAACTAACGGTGGATCAGGATATACTTTTGGTATGGTTGATCTTACAGATATAGACAATAACGTAACAACTAGAGCAAAGTTAATACCAATTATCCCACCATCGAAAGGTCATGGAACTGATATTTACACTGAACTAGGTGCCGATAAAGTTTTAGTGTATTCACGTTTTGATGATTCAACGAAAGATTTTCCTACTGACACTCACTTTGGTCAAGTTGGAATTTTAAAAAATCCTTCGGATACATCAAATTCAGGTATACTTACAACATCACAATTCTCATCTTTATTCGCAGCAAAATTAAGCACTGCGATAGATCTTACACCCGAATCGAAATATAATGATTTGATAGGTGTGAGTATCGCACAAACAACTTCAAGTGGAAATTTGGCAAAGGGGATTGTTGCATCATATGATAGGGACACAAAAGTTTTGAAATATATTCAAGATAGAAGTTCTTATTTAAATACAACTACATTTGACAATACTGACTTTGGAAGTGTGAATACATCTTCAAAAGTATTATCTTTTGAATCTGGAAGAGGAATTTTTGTTCCAGATGGTGGATCAGTTACCTTTAACTCTGAAATAGAGAATTTTACAGGTATTTCAACCACAGTTAATAACAAATTAGTCAATTTAGGAGTGCAGTTCACAGATGGACTTGCTAATCCTGAAATAAATAAAAAGACTGGAAATGTTATTTACATTGACAATCGGAAAGAGGTTGAAAGGAACATCAGGCAAAAAGAAGACGTTAAAATCATTCTGGAATTCTAAAGAAAATGGCACAAAAAATTAATCTTAATGTAAGTCCGTATTATGATGACTATGATAGTGGGAAAAATTTTTATAAGGTTTTATATAAACCAGGATTTCCAGTACAAGCAAGAGAGTTAACAACACAACAATCAATATTACAAGATCAAATAGAATCTTTTGGTGAACATGTATTTAAAGAGGGGTCAGTTGTAATACCTGGTGGAATTGGATATGATACACAATATAGCGCTGTAAAATTAAATAAAACTAATTTTAACCTAGATGTATCTCTTTACATCAATCAATTTTTAGGTAAAAAAATTGTCGGTAGTGAATCTGGTATTCAGGGTATAGTAAAATATATTTCACTACCAGATGATAATAATGTAAATGATGTAACATTATATGTAAACTATGTAACAGCAGATAATAATTCACAAATTAATACCTTTAGTGACGGTGAAACTTTAACTTGCACAGAAAATGTTATTTACGGAAATACAACAATTACTGCAAATACACCATTCTCATCTTTAATTTCTGAAAATGCAACATCAATAGGATCTGCAGCTTTTATATCCCAAGGTGTTTATTTTGTTAGAGGATTTTTCGTAAGAGTTTCTGATCAAACCATCATATTAGATAATTATACAAACACTCCTTCATATCGTATAGGTCTAAAAATAGATGAGACATTAGTAAATGCAAAAGAAGATAATTCATTATTTGATAATGCAAAGGGATTTACTAACTATGCAGCACCTGGTGCAGATAGACTTAAAATAAATTTAACATTATCTAAAAAACCTTTAACTGATAAAAGTGATACTGATTTCATTGAATTGATGAGATTGGATGAAGGTAAGTTGAAAGTATTACAAACAAAAAGTGATTATAATAAAATACGTGATTGGGTTGCCGAAAGAACATTTGAAGAATCTGGTGATTATAGCATCACACCTTTCAGGATGGGATTGTTCAATACATTAAATGATAATTTAGGAAATAATGGTATTTTCTTTGAAGATGATACAACCGATCAGGGAAATACTCCATCTGATGATTTAATGAGTTTAAAAATATCAGCAGGAGAGGCATATGTAAGGGGTTACAACGTAGAGAAACCTGGTACAACGATTATTGACATAGATAAACCAAGAGAGGTTGGTATAAGGAGTGATATTGGTTTATCATATGAAATGGGTAATATTCTTAAAGTTAATAATGTTACTAAAGGAGTAGTAAATTCAGGAAATATAGTTGAATTATATAATAGACATGGTGGTACAGGTGGCATTGGAAGTGCGAGAGCTTATTCTTTTAATTTGGAAGACGCACCATATACAAATGAATCTACAAGATGGGAATTGAGATTATTTGACATACAGACAAATACTGTATTAACTCTAAATCAAGCAGTAAGTAGCACAGAATTACCTGCAGGATCTTTTGTTAAAGGAAAAAATAGTGGTGCAAGTGGATTTGCTGTTAATGCTGGTAATGATACAACATCTGCAACATTAAACCAAACTTCTGGAACTTTTGTAAGTGGGGAGCAAATACAAATCAATGGTGTTGATGTTCCAAGAACAATTAGTAGTTTAGTTGAATATGCGTCTCAAGATATAAAATCTGTTAAAGAGGGTTCAACTTTTGCAGCTGACGTAGTTCTTGAAAAATTTAAACTACCTAATAATATTGATACAGTAACTCTTACAAATACTGGTCAAACAATGAGTGCTAGTGGTATGGTATTTTCTGGTATCAAAGAAGGTGATGTAATAAGATATCAAAGACCAAATATTACAACAGAAACTTTTAATAGAGTTTCTAGTATTAATGCTGAAGGAACAGAGATAACGTTAGCAAATATAAGTTCAGTAGCAAATGTTTTTAATGGAGATCTTACAGGAACAGGTTCTATATCAGTATCTGCATTTTTAGGGGCACCTTTAATCAGTGGACAAGGAACTTTATATGCTCCATTACCAAATAAAAATGTATCAACTGTCGATTTAACTAAATCTAAGATAAAAATTACAAAAAAAGTAACAAAATCTTCAGATGGTAGTGGTGTTCTATCTTTAGATATTACAAATGAATTTGGATTTGCTGCATCTAGTGCAGTATTTGATGTTTTTGATCAAGAAAGATATTCAATATTTGATAATTTATCTGTACCCCAATCAATTACAAATGATACATTTTCCTTCAATAATGGAGGTAATGATATTTCTATATCTAATGTTGGTAATAGTAATAGTAAAACCGTAGATGCGACGATTATTAAAAATTCAGTTAAATCAAAAATAAAACAATATAATCGAAGTCAAGTCTTGAATGTTACAAGATCAAAATATGCAAAATCAGGAAGTACTGCAGTTGGAAATGGTGCTGCACAAGTGGCTGATGGTTTAACATTTGATGGTAGGTATGGGTTAAGAGTTCAGGATGAAGAAATATCACTTAACTATCCTGATGTAGTTAAATTCTTAGCAGTTTATGAATCAATTGATAATCAAACACCAACACTAGATGTTTTACAATTTTCAAGTACTGTTAATGTTGAAGCAAATGCTATTATAGGTGAAAATATCTTATCAAAAGATAGCAAGACACTCGCAAGAATTGTAGGTAAGCCAGATACAAATAAATTGTCAATTGTTTATCTAACACCATCTAAATTCAATTCCTCTGATATAGTAACATTTTCAGAATCAAATATTGAAACTAGTATACAAGCAATAGAAATTGGTGTATATAAGAATATTACTAATTCATTTACTTTAAATAAGGGGCAGAAAGACGAGTTCTATGATTATTCTAAATTAATTCGAACAAAGAATGTTTCAGAACCAAAAGGTCCATTATTAGTTGTATTTGATTATTATAGTGTTCCGAGTAATGATGATGGAGATGTATTCACTATTGTCAGTTATGATAAAGAAAGATATTCAAAAGATATTCCCACTATTGGATTATCAAATGTAAGAGCAAGTGATACTTTTGACTTTAGACCAAGGGTTTCTGTTTATAACCCATCTACTGATACAAAATCACCATTTGATTTTTCCCAAAGAGATTTTAGTGGAACATCAATTGTACAATATTTGAAACCCAACGAAAGTTCTTCAACTTCATTCGAACATTATTTACCAAGAATAGATAAAATTTATCTGAATAAATCTGGTCAGTTCATTTATGAAAAGGGTGTTTCTTCGGTAAATCCTAAAGCACCAATCAAAAATGATGAATTAATGGAATTGGGTACAATTATATTACCTCCATATTTGTACAATACACAAGATGCTCTTCTATCTTTAAAGGATAATAGAAGATACACCATGAGAGATATTGGTGATATTGAGGATAGAGTTACTAACTTAGAGGAAACTACAACTCTATCATTGTTAGAAGTTAATGCACAGACATTACAAATTTTAGATGATGAAGGTAAAAATAGATTCAAAAGTGGATTCTTTGTAGATGCTTTTAGAAATTATAATTTCATAAATCGAAATCTATCTTCAATTCAGATAAATCCAGATGCTCAAGAATTAATACCTTTTAGAACAAGAGATACATTAGCATCTCAGATAACACCAAAAACATTTACTATAAGTTCTGAGTTAGATTTTAATACCGATTTTGAATTATTTGATTCAAATGTCAAAAAAACTGGTAATGTCATAACACTTAATTATGAAGAAGTAGAATGGATCACTCAACCATACGCAACCAAAACTGGTGATGTGCTTGATATCATCAATGTAAATCCATATGAGTTACCAGTATTTTCTGGAAATGTTGAATTAGATCCTCAAAGTGATGTATGGACTAGAACAACGCAACTTCCCGATCAAACTATACAACAAACAGGAACTAATTCTGTATCAAACATTAATATGAATTTTGATCAAGGAACAACATCCATTGATTTATCAACTGTTACAAACAGAACAGGAACTGTTGCTATTAATGCTGCAGGTAATGGTAGCATAACATTTAGTAATGTAGATACTGAAGTTCAAAATAGTTTAGTTTCATCTAGATCTGATGATTTTATGAGATCTAGAAATATACAATTTATATCAGGTGGGTTTGTTGATTATGTTGAATTATATTTATTTTTGGATGGACAGAGAATTTTTGATGTAATTCCAAAATTACTTGAGATTACACCTAGTGAAAATGGAACTGAATATGGTTCAAATGGATCGTTTAAGATTGGAGAAATAGTAAAAGCATACCCTGATGCTGGTAGAGGATCAGAAAGTATGATCTTTAGGACATGTCAACCCAATCATAAGTCTGGATCATTCAACAATCCTTCTGAAGTTTATATAAGTGATCCATATAGTTCAGGTTTAAATACATTACAAAATAATTACACCCAATCATCTACAATTTTAAATATTGATACTAAGTCATTATCAGAAGAAGCACAGGGTGATTTCTTTGGACATTTGTCAAAAAATACACTTCTTGTAGGTCAGGACAGTGGTGCAACTGCGTATGTTAAAGATTTAAAATTAATTACTGATGCTTATGGTGATTTAATTGGATCATGTTTCTTAAGAGACCCATTTACACAACCATCTCCTGTTGTAAAAATACAAAGTGGTGTAAAGAATTTTAAATTAACAACAAGTCCAACGAATCTAATAGTTGATGCAACTCAAAAATTTGGTGTTATAACTGCAGATACTGAATATTCTGCTTTCGGAACAGTTGAAGAATGGGCAGAAACAATTACTTTAACAACAAATAGAAGTACATTTAATATTAATGGTACATTTAATCCACAACCACAAGTCATTCAAGCAGATAATGATGATCCATTAGCACAAACATTTACAGTAGGTGGTAATGTTTTAGCTCCAAGTGCAAAAGATGCAAACAAAGATTTTAATGGTGCTTTTATAACTGCAGTAGAAGTTTACTTTGCATCGGTAGATACAGTATCTAACACACCAATAAGATGTGAGATAAGAACGGTAACTGGTGATGCAAGACCTTCAACAACATTGGTCGGAAGAAGTAAGACATTGAGACCAAAAGGTGTAGATGCAAATGGAAATGAAGTTAATTTAATTGAGTTTGATAGTGAAAGTGCAAGTAAAGCAACTAAATTTACTTTCCCTGAACCAATATATTTGGCACCAGGTAATTCATATTCATTTGTATTAGTTGCACCAAATAGCACTGCATATAATGTTTGGACAGCAAGACATGGTGGAATTGCAGTAAATCCAAATTCAATACAATCTGGAAATGCTGGAGCATCTTTAATTTACAGTACACAATACGGTGCTGGTTCAATATTCAAATCACAAAATGGTGCTTTATGGACTGAAGATCAATCACAAGATATGACATTTAAGTTATATAAGGCCAAGTTTACTTCATTATCAGGATCTGCATTCTTTAATAATCCAGATTTAAGTGACAGTAATGGTTACGTTCCATTATTAAATGCAAATCCAATTCAAACACTACCCAAAACAGGAAGTGTGGGTATTACAACTAACGCAGATGCTCAGATTGCAAGTATTTTAACACCAGGTAGAAAAATATGTGGTAATAAAGATTCAAGCACTGCTGTAATTGTCGGCACAGGAAGTTCTATTGTTTCTGTTTCTATAGCAGGTGGAAAAAATTATACACCTGCAAATGATGTAGAAACCTTTGCGATTACAGGTGAGGGAAGTGAATTTAAATTAAATATTGATTCTGTATCATCTGGTGCAGTTAATCAAATAACTATTGTTGATAATGGAACAGGTTACAAGGTTGGTGATGTAATTGGTATTGTTACAAGTAGTGCTGGTGGTCAAGGAGAGGGTGCAAGATTCACAGTTACACAAACTTATGGTATTGATACTCTATATCTAACTGATATTCAGGCAGAAGACAATTCATTTATTATAAACACAGATTCTGTGAAATATTTTGATAATAGTAACACTTCCGTTTCATTAGCATCAACTGGGGTTGTTATAAGGAGAAACTTTAATACAACAGGTGTGAATGCAGGAAATGTGATGAAAGTGAATCATTTTAATCATGGTATGCACTCATCAAATAATAAAGTTAAAATTAAAGGTATTCAATCCGATGTATCTCCTACAACTTTGACAGAACAATTATCAAGTACCGATACAACTAAAATTAGTGTTGGTTCTACATCTCAATTTGTTAATTTTGAAGGAGTACCTGTAAGTCCTACAAATATTGGATATGTTAAAATTGGTGATGAAATAATTGGTTACCAGTCTATCAATGAGAATAGTTTACAAATTGCATCTGGGTTGGGAAATCAAAGGGGTGTAGATAATACAATACCAATTGTACATCAAATAAGTGAGGTTGTTAGAAAATATGAGATTTCAGGTGTTTCTATTAGAAGACTTGAAGTTCCTGATTCTTCAGTTCTAGGTATAAGTGATCCAGTCGATTTAGATAGTTATCACGTTACATTTACTAGAGATTCAACTCGTGGAAAAGATAGACAAACAGATGCTGTCGGTGCACCACAACTTTCATTTAATAGTGAGTCATTTACTGGTGGATCTAATGTCAGGGCATCTCAAAACATTCTCTATGGTGCATTAATACCAAGATATGATGTATTGACACCATCTGGTGTTGCAGGTGCTGTAACGGGCATAGATGCTTCAATTAGAACTGTATCAGGAACAAGTGTAAGTGGTAATGAACCATCCTTTATTGATAATGGATTCCAACCAGTACAATTAAACACATATAATTCTTTAGATACTGTAAGATTAGTTTCTTCAAAGGTGAATGAAAATGAGTACTTAGGATCACTTCCTTCAAGTAAATCATTTACAACAATTTTGAACCTAACTTCAAATGATGAAAATATTTCTCCTATTGTTAGGTTAAGTAGTGGATCTGAAACTGAATTTATTAATCACAGATTAAATAATCCAATCGGAGTTGATAGTTACGATAAAGATAATAGAGTTAATTCGATTATAGATGATCCTCATACATCAATCTATATCTCAAATACAGTTAATCTTAATAAACCAGCAACTTCTTTGAAGATTCTTCTAACAGCATTTAGACCAGAATCATCTGATTTTAGAGTATTATATAGTTTGATTAGATCTGATTCAAGTGAAGTTGAACAGTCATTTGAACTGTTTCCTGGTTTTAACAATGTTACTAAACTAGATAACGATGGATTTTTAGTTACAGATAATTCAAAGAATGATGGTAGACCAGATGCATTCGTACCTGAAAGTATAAATGGTCAATTTAGAGAATATCAATTTACTGTTGATAATTTACCAGAATTTATCGGATTTACAATTAAGGTTGTTATGTTAGGTACAAATCAGGCACAACCACCTAGAATCAAAGAGTTAAGATCAATAGCAGTTAAGTGATGATTAAAGTTGAAGGACATTCACATCTTTACAGGGATGAAAAAACTGGAGCAATCATAAATTGTGATGATGCAGGTTATGATCAGTATGTAAAGTCTATTGAGAAGAGTAAAGAACGTAAACGTGAGATCTCTGATATGAAAAAAGATATTGATGAAATCAAGTCTTTGTTGAAAATTTTAGTGGATGGCAATAATAAGACATAAATACAAACAGGAAATATTATTTAAATAGATGTCAGCTGTATATGTTTCAAATTTGGTGATTAATGCAGGAGCTACTTTCGATCAAGATTTTGATCTGATTGAGAGTGATGATTCTGGTCCATTAAGTTTGGCTGGATTTGCAGTAGCAGCTCAGATTAGAAAACATCCTGGAAGTATTAAAAAAACTGATTTTTCAACTACTATTGTTGATGCTAGTAATGGGCAGATAAAAATTTCTTTATCTGCAACTGATTCAGGATCTTTAAAACCTGGTCGTCATTTATATGACATTGTTATAACAAACGGAGCTGGAGAAAAAACAAGAGTAATTGAAGGATCTGTTCTTGTTCGAGAAGGGGTGACAAGATAATGCCTATCAAAGTACGAGTTGGTCAAACTGAAGCAGTAAAAATACTATCAAGCAAAGGTGGCGGTTCTGTTTCCACACAGGATGCTGTTAATGTTATTGGTGGAATTGCATCAGTCAGTCAATTAAGTGTATCTGGAGTATCCACATTCACTGGTATCGGCACATTTGTAGATGACTTATATGTTGGTGATAGGTTGTATGCTGGCAATACTTTAAATGTTACCAATGATATTAATATTGGTAATATACTTTATGTTCCACAAGCAGGTGGTATTGACAATCAGGGATTTACAAATTTATATGGCAATGTTAGCTTTAATGGTACTTCCAATACATTTAACTCCTATGGACAGGCTGAGTTTAGTGGATCCACTCAGATTTCTGGTAATCTTAATGCTACTGGTATCAC